GGCGGGGTCGAGGTGGGCGGCGTAGCCTTTGTTGACGCCAAATCCTTTGTCGCAGTCGATGAGGTAGCAAATGTAGGCGGGCACGCCGATGTCGCTGGTGACATCTATGAGGACCGGGGTGACATCGGCCTCGCGCAAGGTGCGGACGAGGCGGGAGACGGTGGGGTCGGTGATGGTGTCGAGATCGACGCGTGGAAAATCCTGCAAGCGGCGCTGGGCGATGCCGGTGCAGTCGCGCTCTATGCACTCGTAGAGCCCCCCGGCGACGGCCTCGGCGTAGGTGTTGCCAGAGGAAAGGCCGTTGCTGGTGTAGGCGAAGGGCAGGCTGGTCAGCGGAGCGGGATCGGGGCGGGCGATGAGTCGCACGGCGTCGGTGGGCACCATGCGGGGCGCTCCGCTGCGCAGACCCAAAACCTCGGTCCAGGGCATGACGGCATAGGGGTGGAAGACCGCGCCTTTGATCATGGGCAAGCGGGTCTCGGCGAGGTCGCCGAGTTGGGCGGCAGAGGCCAGGGTGTGGGGCGGGCGGCTGGTTTCACCGACATGGCGCTCGAAGCCCTCCATCATGGCCGAGCATTTGGCGGCTTCGATGGTGGCTCCTTTACCGGAATCCACGGCCAGAACGATGGCGTCGGGCCGCATGCACTGAGCCACACAGATACCGATGCGGTCGAGCCCGGTGATCTCGGCGAGGCGGGTAATGCCTGCGGTGTGGAAATGCGGGCGCATGCGCTCCAGAGTTTCTTCTGGCGGGCAGGCGCGTTGGGCTCCTTCGAGCCGGATTTTCTCTGTTAGTTCCAGGACCATTGAAGTGTGCGGAGTGTGAGGCGGGCGGCGAAACGGCGGAGGGGGGTGGTGATTGCGGCGGCGAGGGATTGGCCGTGCTGGCAGTAGAGTCGGATCGTGCGGTCGCTGGCATGGCGGAGCATGGCGCGGCGGTAGTCCTTCCAGCGGGCGGTGGCCGTGCCGAAGGCGGCGCGGGCGATCCAGCAAGCGGCGGCGGCGGCTCCGACGACGGCGCTGGCTCCCATGGCGGCTCCCTGGAGGCCCATGTTAGCGGCATTTTCGCTGGCCTTGGCTCCCATGTAGGCGCTTTGGAGGGCGGCGTTGTTGTTTTGCACCGTGTTGCGGCGGGATTCAAGCATGTTGGCGTTAAATGAATTTGTGTTTGTAACTGTATTAAGAGCTGTTCCGTAGGCTTGGCCGAGCATTCCGCCCGCTTGGCCACTCAGCCCTTGCCCGAAGGAGGCTCCGGGGGCAAAGGCCCGCTGGTAGGGGTCCACGGCGAGGTTGGCGTTGGCTATGTTTAGACCAAGAGCGCCTTGCTGGGCGAACATGTTGGCGGTCTGCCCGAGCATTTGGCCAGCGTAGGAGCCTCGGGAAATCTGGGAGTTGATTCCCGATTGGTTGGCGTTTTGCAGGAAGGCGCGGTTCAACTCGACCTGGCGCTGGTTGGCGTCTTGATTTGCGAGCGAGGCTTGTTGACGGAATTGGGCATCGGTCAAAGCGCGTTGCTGGGCTCGACCCAAGTTGCTTTCCTCGCGGGTGAGGTAGGATTGGTTGGCGGCTTGGCGGACACCGGTAGCTTGGCCAAGAACGCCGGAGGCAAAAGCTCGGCGTTCATTCTCCCGTTGAGATGCAAACCGATCCCGGTTGAGGACTTCGGCGGCGAGGGCGGCATTCCCCGCACCAAGTCCTCGGGCCGACATTCCGGCGCGGGCGCTTTGAATGGCTTCCCGCTCTTGTTCGGCAGAAAGGTTACGACCGAGCGCCATATCCTTGGCGGCTTGGCTTTCAAGTTGTCCGAGAAGCCCACTCCCAGCAGCTTCTCGCATGAGAGCTTGCTCGGCGACACTGGCACCAATATCGCCAACATCGGCGACTTGCGCTCCAGCAACTTGATCCGCCCGTTGCTGCATAGATGAGGCTCCAAGCGTTGCGATTTGGCGGTCAAGGTCCGTAGGCCCCGTTGCAAATTGTTGGGCCTCGGTCGCAAGCTGTTTGGCACGGTTAGCCGCGTCTCCAATACGGTCGCCAGATTGTGTTGCTGCATTTATGGCTTCGTTGGCGGCGCGGGTGTATTTGTTATCCAGGTTGCCAGCAACCTTGTTGATGGTGCCAAGCTGGAGCTTTTCAAATTCGGGATAGGCCGCTTTGAGTTGGTCGATCTGGTCTTGACTGATGAGGCGCGAGTTCTCCCGCGCTGCCTTGAACATTTTATCATAGTCCAGCGGCTCAGCAGACTCGGGCACCGGCTGCATCTTTGGTTTGGATGGTCCTTTGCCGCCCATTACTCTACCCCCCTTTCATCTACGGACGACACGGAGGTCGTCCCTCCAAGGCCGACGCGGCGGGCGAGTTTGGCCCATGGGTAGGCGTGGGGTTGGAAGGAATTGCGGCGGTGCCAGATGGCCCACTCTTGGGGGCGGGTGGCGACGCGGAGAAATTCGCGGACGGGGTTTGCGTGGCCGACCGAGGCGGCGAGTTCGACGAACCAAGCATTGGGGGGGAGGTCGTAGGTCATGGTGTTGGTGTCTGGGGAGTAGTGGACTTCGTGGGCGAGGAGGAAAACTTGCGGGGTGTTGAAAACGAGGCCGTGCGCCATGTGCCAGGCGAGGAGGGATTCGAAGGGTTCGGTGGTGTTGTCGTCATGCCAGTTGCGGGCTCGTTCCCAGGGGAGCATTAGAATTTGATGCAGTAGAGCATGGCGATGTTGCGCGGGCGGGTTTCGGTGGTGCCGTCGCTGGAAATCGACAGCGCAGGAACGGAATGCGTGTGATTTGCGCTGACGCCGCCAGTTGTGAAGCTATGCGTGTGAGCTGTGTTTCGGCCTCCGGTCCATTCCGCGAAATTGTGAGTATGCGCTCCATTAGCAGCAATGTTATTCAGTGTTCCAGAGGATTGACTTCCTGTAACATAAGGCCCGCCATCATCACTGCCGCCTCCGCCGGACTGGGTATGTGTATGAGAACCATTTGATGATGTAGTCCCACTAACATAGTGAGCGTGGTCGGCGCTTTCCGAGCCAGTGGTTCCGCTATGCGTGTGCCCTTGACTTTCTGTGCCTGTAGTTCCTGTGCCGGTGACTCCCCCGTGGTTGTGGGATTTATAGGCATCAGTTTGCTTTTGCCCAAAAGTGCCTGCAGCCACCCCGTCGCTATTAGTTCCCGACCCCCGAACGAAGTAGCCGCGCAGGTCGGGCAGGGTAAATGTGGTGCTTCCATCCCCCGTGCCGTAGGTTGTGCCGATGGCGCTGAAAAGCGCAGCATAGGTCGTGCGGCTTACATTACTACCGTTTGCCGCCAACCACCCACTTGGAGCCCCATTCATCGCAAAAGCTTGGACGGCTCCGGCGGGGAGGAGTGCTTGCTGAACTGACAAAACCAATTTTTCTAATGTTACGGAGCCGCCTGCAATCCGAGCAATCGGTAGCGTGCCTGTCGTGATCTTGCTGGCGTCGATGTCGCTGGCGAGTTTGGCGTTAGTGACCGCTTCGCTGGCGAGTTTGGCGTTAGTGACCGCTGCGTTTGCAATTTTTGCCGTAGTCACATTGGCATCAACAATGTCAGCAGTAACTATGTTTGAGACCGTTGGAGTAGCCGCAGCAGTAAGTTTTGCTGGGGTGACGACTTCGTTGGATGTAAAAGTGTAGCCTGGGGTGACGGTTGGCATTGGTATGAGTTTTAAGTTTTAAGAATTAAGTTTTAAGCCTCTGTGCTCTCTGTGTTCTCTGTGGTCAATTCAGTGTGCGGGTTTCGGTGCTCACCGGCCCGTTGATTGTCGCCTCGGCGGTGAGGGTGCGGAGGATGGGGCGGCCGGAGGTGGTGCGGAATCTCAGGTCAAGGGCGGTTGCCTTGCAGCGCAGCGGAGCCTTCAGCGTATAATCCTCTTGCTCTCCGGTAGTGTTTTCCAAGGCCGCGATCTGGAAATCGGCGTCGAAATCGGTCGTCACCGCATCGAGGGTGCAGGAAGATCCGGCGGGCAGGACGACGCTGGCCTTGGTGCGAGTCAGGCGTTTGGCGTTGAGGCTTCCCCAGCCGTAGCGGCGGGTCAGGAGACTGCCGAGGACAGGGGTGCTGCCGAGGCCGCTTTGGGTATCGTCCTCGCCGGTCTCTTGCTCATCGAGGAGGAAGAGCTTGCCGGTGGTGGTAGCCGCGAAGAGGCGGCGCTGTGTGCCGTAGTCGGAGACGAGCAGGCGGTTCAGCGGGAAGCCGTAGATGTCTTTGGTCTCCCACTGCTGGTTCAGCATGTTGAAGGCGAAGAGTGCGTTTGGCTCGGTGCTGTTGCCGAGCGGCACGGCAAGGTAGTAGCGGTTGGCAAAATAAATGCCGTTGCTCAGGTGCGCTACCGGGGCGTTGATCTCGGCGATGAGGTCGGCGATGGGGTCCGAGAGAGTCTGCGTGCTGCCGCGCAGCTTGAGGTCGAATTGATTGTCCAGCCGGTAAACTCCGTTGTCGCTGAGGAAAAACACATACACGCCTGCGGTGGCGATGCTGCGCTTGGCCGAGCAGCCGATCTCGTCGGTCAGGAGTTGCAAGCTGGAGTTGGAGGGGTCAATCGAGACGCCATCCGTTCCGATGGCTGCCGTGGCGAGCCAGATGGATTTGCGGCAGAAGACCAGCACTTGCCCCTCGGCATAGGGATGCAGGGCCACGATGTAGTCGTTCGAGCCAGAGTTGGCGCGGAATGCCTTGCTCACAGGGTCGTAGGTCTCGGCGTCGAAAACATCCGAAATCAGCACCTCATCGCGGTTGCGGGCGATGACCAGTTGGTTGTTATAGTAGGTCGCCGTGCTGGTGCTGGGCAGGCGCGAGTAGGTCACGCCCAGCGGATGCGAGCCCTGTGCAACGCGGGCGAAACCATTTGCCAGAATGCCGTCCCACACCAAGGCAGGTTGCACACGCTGGGAAATAATCGTTCCGCTGGCAGAAGCCGCCGTGGCGGAGGGAACAGAAAACGAAAACTGCGTGGAGGAAATCCGCGTCACCTCAAAGTCGGCCAAGTATCCGGCCTCTCCTGCCCCGCTGATGCGCACCACCTCGCCGGTCTGGTAGGGGTGAGTGCCCAGCGTGGTAGCTGTGGCCGTGCCGCTGGCCTGCGTGAGCGTCTGGAGGCGGATCAGCGACTCCTCGCGGGTGCGCAGCAAGTAGAGTTTGTCGAAGGCTTGTATGATCTCGATGTCATCGCCAGCGACAAGCGTGTCGGTATTGGGAAGCTGAATCGTCTGGAGACTCGCGCCGTCGCGCCAGAGGTAAACGGAGTTCGGCCCGGCAAGGACGATGTATTCGTTGGAATTATCCAGGCGCGGCGAGGAGTAAATGCCAGCGCCGATGATGCCGCCGGTGTAGGTCGTTTGGATGATCGGCCCCTTGTTGGCGATAAAAGAAGGTCCGGCAACCGTTATTAGGCCGCTTGCCAAACTTGTCACCGTGTAAGAACCGCCTGACGAAATGTTGATTTTAGAGATTCCAGGCGTGATCCACGAATTGCTCACGGCGATGCCGTTTCCATTGATATCAGATAAATAAAGTGTCGTGCTTGACGGTGTGTCCGAAATTAGATAGGTCGCCGTGAATCCTGACCCAGCGGGCAAGTTAGAAAATGTGACTTGATTCCCCACAACAATCCCTTGCGATGTAGCATTTGCGCCGGGGTCGGCAGCCATCGTGTAGGTGAAGGTATTTGCGCCGGTGACCGCGATGTAGAAATCGCCGTTGTATTGCGCAGGCGAGGCACCGCGAATGTTGATGCGGTCTCCATCAGCATAGCCATGCGCGGCGAGAGTGGCCGTGGCCGTGAGGTTGCCGCTGCCGCTGCGAGTCAGTGAGGAGATTGTTTTGTCCGTGCCGAGCTGGAAAGGAACGGTCAGCGCCTCGCCGATGTTGCCGATGGATTCACCCAGTCGCTTGGCCCCTTTGCGTGTCTGGGCGACGCCACGGTCGAGGCGCATGTTTTCGCAATACTGCACCATCCCCGGCTGGAGTTGCAGCGGGTTCAAGCGGGAGGCCATGCCGATGAAGCCGGCATCGCCTTCGACTATGGTTTGGTCATCGGGCATCTACCTTTTATTGTGGGGAGGTTTGTCAAGGAGGCTGCGGATGGCCGGGGTGGAGAGGCGGCGGCGGTTGTTCGTGCTGAAAAGATCGCGGATGCCGGAGGCGGTTTTGTTCGGGTATTCGGCGATTTTCTGGCGGACCTTGGGCAGGAGGTCGGCGGGGATGCCGGGGATGGAGGTAACGGTGGCTAGAGTTGGAGAGGATTTGGTTCCGGGGGTGCGCTGGCGGTAGCCGGTTTGGTAGAGGAGTTGGCGGCTGCCGGGTTGCCAGTGCGGGAAGTTTTGTTTCTCGACTTGGCCGTCGCGGATGGCGGCGGCGAGGATTTTGGGGACTTCGGAGATTTCGCAGTCGAGGTCGGCGGCGATTTCGTCGGGGGTGCTCCAGCCTTCGGGGAGGCTGTTCGTGCGCTTGGCGAGGGATTTCCAGCTCATAAGTAAATGGGGGAGGTCATGGTTCGTCCGCGCTTTTTATCGAGGAGGAAGTAGGTCTGCGTGGGGGGCTCGAAGCTGGCTTTGATCGAAAGGGCGTAGGCGTTGTAGCCGATGAGG